TTTACTTTTTCTGGAAGATTGACATATATTTCAAATGGTGTTGATGTTGATATTACAAATAATGTGTCACTCATAACAACTAGACAGTCCTCTGAAAATGGAGATTCAATTGAATCTATTGATAATATTAAATATCTTGCTCCAAGAGTTTATGCATCGCAGTACAGAGCAGTTACACCTAATGATTATAAGAGTTTAATACCCTTCCTATATCCAAATATTGATTCGGTTAGTGCTTACGGAGGTGAAGAACTTGATCCACCTGAATTTGGTAAGGTTTATATTACGGTAAAACCCAAAAATGGTGAATTTTTATCGGCTGTAGCAAAAGATTCAATTAAAAATGACTTAAAGAAGTATACGGTAGCTGGAATCAAGCAAGAATTTCTAGATTTGATGTATTTGTATGTTGAATACAACTCAACTGTTTCATATGACTCAGGATTTATTGCTGATAAGTTAAATTTGCAAACTAGAATACAATCTGCGATCCAATCTTATGCGAGATCATCAGATATTAACTCTTTTGGTGGAAGATTAAAATATAGTAAGTTACTTTCTCAAATTGATAAGGTTGATACTGGAATAACTTCAAATATTACAACTCTTATAATGAGAAGAAACTTAATTCCAGCATACAATACAGTTGCAACATATGAAACTTGTTACGGAAATCAATTTCATGCTGATTTAGAGGGATTTAACATTCGTTCCTCTGCATTTAAACTTGAATCCGTCGATGGAGATGTATTTTTAACAGATTTTCCAAATAATGATCAATTAACAGGAGTTATTAAATTCTTTAAAGTTGCAAATGGAGTAATTACTTTCATAAACAATAATGCAGGTACTGTAGATTATGTAAAAGGTGAAGTAATATTATTTCCAGTAAATATTTCATCAACAACTTTAACAAATCGTATTGAAATTGAAGTTACTCCTGAGTCAAATGATATTGTGGCAAAAGAGAATCTTTATATTGTGCTAGATACTACAGGAAATAGTAAATTAAACCTATTAGAGGATGTTCTTGTTTCTGGTTCAAATATATCAGGAACTAATTACATACCACCCTCTAGTTTCATTAGTAATAAAAAATATACAAGATAAGAAATGTCTGATAAAAAAGTCAAAATTTCAAATATTCTAGGTAGTCAAATACCAGATTTTATACAAGCAGATAATCCACTTTTTAAGGAATTTTTAACTCAATATTATGAGTTTGAAGAACATGAATATGGAACAACAGATTTAGCTGATCATATTTCATCACTTAAAAAAATATCTACTGTTGCAGACATTTCTTTAGTTGAAAAACAGACAATTAATGCACCAAATAGTAATGCACCAGAATCTCCAATTATTTTATCATCTTTAATTTATGCGTATGATGATACAATTAATGTAAATGAAACTACTGGGTTTCCAGAAAAATATGGTTTATTAAAAATTGATAATGAGATTATCACATATACTGGAAAAACTGAAACATCATTTACAGGATGTATTCGTGGATTTAGTGGCATTTCAGCAATTAAGACTGAAGGTAATCCAGAATTTTTAACATTTAGTGATACTGACGCATCCGCACATGCTGAAAATTCATTAGTTGTTAACTTAAGTTTTCTTTTTGTAACTGAATTTTACAAAAAATTTAGAAAAAACTTTTTGCCTGGTTTAGAAGGGAAAAGTTTTTCTTATGGTTTAAATGTAGAAAATATTTTATCGAGAGCAAGAGATTTTTACAGTTCAAAAGGAACAGATACCTCCTTACAAATTCTTTTTCAAGTTCTTTATGGCGAACAGGTTGAAATAATTAAACCTTTTGATCAGACAATTAGACCTTCAGAGTCTGAATGGGATGTAACCGATGATATTGTGGTTGAAGTTCTTTCTGGTGATCCTTTAAATTTAGTTGGAGTTAAAATATATCAAAATTCTTTTACAAATCCAACTGCAAGTGGTTCAGTATCAAATGTAACCACTAAACTTTTAGGAGATCTTAGGTATTATAAAATATCTTTCTCAAAAGGAACAATAGAAAATAAATTTAATATTTCAACCAAAACAAAAGTAGTTGATACAAATTCATCAACAGAAGTTCTTTCTGTTGATTCTACTATTGGATTTGGTGAAACAGGAAATTTTTACTATCCAGATGCGGACAACATTTACACACTAGCTGAATATACATCTAAATCAAGTAATCAATTTTTTGGGTGTACTGGTGTGTCTAGACTTTTAAGTGAGTCTGATCCAATTATTGATACTAATTTTGTATATGGGTATGAAGATAATGATTTGACTAAAATTTGTATAATGAGAATAGTTGGATCTATTTCTGGTGCAGCAGATAACGCTAGTAATACTAAGTATTTTGATATTAATGATTCTATTAGAGTTAAGCATTTAGGTGAAAAGTATGATATATCGGATAAAAAATTTAATACATGGTTTTATAATAACTTATCATACACTGAAGTACATCAACATCAAGCTGGATCTAAGACTTTTGAAACATTAGTAGAACACTTTTTAAAAATAGGTGATATAGTAGATGTTATCTTTAAGGATACGAAAGGATTAATAGTAGAAAATGCAATAGTTTCTGATGTTTATAGTTCAACTCGTTTTCTTATTAGTGGTGGAGTTGAATTAAATTCAATAGTTTTTGGTGATTATATTATTAAAAAGAAACTAAATTATGCATCATCTAATTTTGGAATCACTTCATTACTATCAAACATACAAAATTCATTTTCCGATGTAGATAAAAATACATACGTTGCTTTTTCTGGATATCCTTCTTTTGATACTCAAACTACAAATAGATCAAAATCTGTTGTTTCTTCAGGAATCAGCACAAATGCAAGTACAATTACAGTAAATAATCATAATTTTATAAATGGTGAAAGAGTTTATATGTCAATTTCTGCTAATTCTGGAATTAGTGGAAGTGTAAGTGGATACTTTTATGTAAATGTTGTTGATAGCAATACTATAAGGTTAGCACTGAACTTATCAAACTTATACAATAACATTTTTGAAGGAATAAAGTATAATGGCATTGGTTCTGGAACACATAATATAATACCAGCTTCATTATTTGATGGTGAAAAATTAGTAAATCAAAATAATTTTAAAAGAATTTTTAAAAACCCACAAATAGTAAAAAATAATAATAGTATAAGTGGCCCAATTGGTGTTTCATTAAATGGTATAGAGTATCACTCACCTATTTCTGAAGATGCTGTTTTTTACGGTCAGATAGATGAATTAGAAGTTTTAAATTCTGGAAAAGATTTTAACGTTGTAAATCCACCTACAATATTAATTACAGATGACACTGGAAGCGGTTGTGAGGCACATGTAAATTTTTCAGGTAGTTTATCTGAAATTATAGTAAATGAAGGTGGATTTGACTATTCTGATACCCCTTCTGTTAAAATAATAGGTGGTAATGGAAATGGTGCTGTCTGTGAAGCAAAAATGAGAAGTTTTACTCATAGTAAAACATTTACCGAATTTGATATAAATTTAACAAACAATACTTTAGATGGTGATCATAGATTTTTAAATGGTGAAGAAGTCACATATATTGCTACAGGATCTCCAATCGGAATTGATACTAATACTAGTGTTGCTAGTGTTGGATTTAGCACTGATTTATTATCTTCGGGAAGTAACTATTTTGTTTCAAAAATTGATGCAAATACTTTTAGGTTAGCAACCACTAAAGATAAAGCTATATCTAGAACTAATTTAATAGAACTAATTGATAACGGAACTAGAACTCACACTTTCAGATCCAATAAAGTTAGAAAAATTATTGATAGAATAGTGGTTAAAAACGTTGGTTCGCTCTATTCAAATCATAAAATTTTAGTAGATTCCCAATTATACCCTCCATCTAATAAGGAAAATTTATTTAAAACATTCGTAGGTATAAACACATTTAATAATTACATATATGCTAAAAATCATAATTTTAGTAATGGAGATTTAATAGAATATCTTTGTAATGATACTGTTATTTCTGGATTATCAGTATCTAAACTTTATAAGATAACAGTTATTAATGACGATAAATTTAAATTAAGTGAAGCAGGAACTGCAGAAAATATATCTAATTTAGATTATGATAGAAAAATATATGTAAATTTAGGTAGCGTTGGAGTTGGAACTCATACATTTAAGTATCAGGATATTGAAGTTAAAATTGATGGTAAAGTTTCTGTAGGAACAACAGACTCAATTCCAAATTATTATAAAGCATCTGCAAAAGCAATTGTGAAAGGTGGGTTAAAAAATATTTTTGTTAAAGATGGTGGTATTAAATATGGGGTTACAAATGTAGTAAATTATTTACGTACACCTAACATAAAGTTGTTAACTGGTAGAGATGCTCAGATAACACCAATAATTTCTGAAGGGAAAATATCTGATATTGATATCGTAAACTCTGGATCTGAATACACAACACCACCAGAACTTGAAGTTGTGGGAGTTGGTGGAACTTTTGGAACTACTGGACAGTTTGCTAAATTAGAATCAGTTGTATCTAATGGAAAAATTATAGGTGTTAATATAATAGCAAAAGGAACTGGATATGATGCTAATGATACAATAATAAAAGTGATTCCATCTGGATCTGAAGAAATTATTGGATCTAAAGTTCATGAATGGAAAGTAAATTTAGTTGAAAGGTATAGATATGCTTTAACTCTAGATAATTCAGAATTACTTCAAGTAAGATCAACATCAGCAACCAATAAAAATAAAATATGTTCTTTATATCCACCAAAAAAATATCGTCGTTTACTTAGAGATAATATAACTGATAATTTCGTAGAATCAACCACAAATCACTCTAAAATACTTGGATGGGCATATGATGGAAATCCAATTTATGGCCCTGTTAGCACAAATAATTCTGGAATAACTACGTTTATGCAATCAAGTTATTCTGTTAAAGTTATTTCAGATAATAATTTAAGACCATCGGGTTATCAAAATGGATATTTCATTCAAGATTATGTTTATGATGAAAGTGGTGATTTAGATGAACATAATGGTAAATTTGTAAAAAACTCAGATTTTCCAAATGGAACATATGCATATTTTTCAACAATTGACAATCTTACAAAAGAACCATCATTTCCATATATTACATTTTTACATCGTAATGCTACAGATGAGTTTAATTACAATATCAATAAAGTTCAATCAGATAAAATTTTAAATACTGGTGAGTATAAACGAAATGTAACTCATCTGGGATTAGATGATGTATTTAGATCATATCCTTTACTTCAAGATCCTTTAAAATCAGAAGCAGTAGTTAAAGTTGATGGTGTTGATTCTTCAACAGTTAAAAAAATATCTGTTATTGAATCTGGAACAGGATATAAAGTTAATGATAAAATAAATTTCAATGATCCAACTATAAATGCTAGTGTAGAAGAGGTTATAGGTAAAGCGATAATATCAATTGGAACTACCAATACTGTAGTTGATAATTTAATATTTTCAATTCTCAATGATAAGGTAACTGGTGTGTCTACCGTGCCTCATGGATTATCTTCAGGAGATATTGTAGAAATATCTGGAATATCTTCAACAAATTATAAAAATATTGAGGGAGTTAAAACTATTGGTGTATCTACAGTAGTTTCTAGTTTATCTGAATCTATGCCAAATAGTGGAATTACAACTTTTGTTACATTTTTTGATTCTACAATTAATAGGAAATTTAATATTGATGATGTAATTAAAATTGATTCTGAGCAATTCTTAGTTATAGATCATGATGACGTTAATAACAAACATAGACTTCGTAGAGCACATAATTCAACTACTGCTACATCTCATAATGCTGGAGCATTAATTACTAGACTAGAAACAGAATTTACATATCAAATTTCTAAAAAAATTGAAAATAGGAATATTCAGTTACCCAAAAAACAATATTTTCAAGCAGAGAGATCAGTTGGCATTGGAACTACAGTCACAAATGTAGTTGTTGGATTTGTTGGAATTTCATCTATCAATAAATCAATCCCACCAGGAGCAATATATCTACCAAATCATCCTTTCCAAAACGGAGATGAGGTATCATTAGTATCAATAGGATCTACAATTAAAGCATCTAGTAGTGATACTTTATCACCTGATTTTGATTTGGCTGATTTTAATAAACTTTACTGTATTAGAATAAACAATTTGTATGTTGGATTAGCAACTGAAAAAACAGGATTTATTGAAAATCGTGTATTTTTTAAAGAAATTTTGACTGAGGAGGGAGTTACTAAAGAGGACGATAATAGTATAGAAATTATTACAGACAATCTTTCTGGATCTTTAAGGAGAGTAAATGGAACTGTAACTGTTGCAACTGCAACAACCACAGGTCAACAACATGATTTATCAGTAAATGATAATTTCAGATTACATGTTACATCGAATAAAACTCAAACTTTTGATTTAAGATATAATGAAAATATTAGAAAATTAGTTGTAAATCCAATAACATTTGCTGATACATCAATTGGTATAGGAACTACATCATCAAAAATATCTCTTGATGATCATGATTTTGAAACTGGTGATTTAATTGTATATAATTCAGCAACTCCAGCTAATCCTTTAGTTGATAATAGAGTTTATTATGTCGTAAAGGATTCTAAAGATACTATAAGATTAGCAGAAAATTCTTTTGATATATTGACATTTCCGTACAATTACATCACACTTGAAACAAATGGTGGATCTGAACATAAAATATCAAAAATAAACCCAAAATTATCAATATACAAAAATAATACAATTGAATTATTAACTTCTGATCCAAGTTTGAATGATTTTGATATTGAATTTTTCATAGATAATAATTTTAAATCAAGATATGATAGTGATTTAATCACAAAATCTGATGATAAAATTACTATATCGGTTACAGATCAATTGAGAAAAGAATTTTACTATAAAATTGAAGGAAAAAATTCAAATATAATTAAAACATTATCCTTTGCTGTAGATGAAAGAGTTCCAAATCACTCACAAATAAATGTAATTGATTCTAAGTTTAATAAAGAATTTAGAGTAACAGGAATTGGCACGAATATATTCAAATTTAATCCAACTGGAATTGCAGAAACTAGTTTATACGATTCCACAGGAATATCAACTGTTTTTTATTCAACAAAATCCACTAATGAAATAGGTGGGATACATTCAATAAAAATATTAAATAAAGGTTTTAATGTTACTGATTTACCTATAATTACATCTATAGACACCATCAACGGTCAAAATTCTATTCTAAATGTAGAATCAGATAATATTGGAAGTATTAATAGTACTCAAGTTTTTAATCAAGGATTAGAGTTTTCTCCAGACCATACATTGAAACCAAAAGCAGATAGTAATGTTATTTTAGAATTAAAAAATATATTTACACTTGAGAATGTAGGTATTGTTACTGGAGGATCCAATTATACAAGTCCACCAAAAGTAATTGCAATTGGAAAACCAAATATAGTCGCACAGACATCTCTAAATGGAACTTCAGTAAACAAAATTAAAATTTTAACTAATGATAGTGGATTATCAGAAGATCTTAGAATTGTCCCAGTATTAAATTCTAATGGTGTTGGTATTATAAGTGCATCAACAGATTCTAATAAAACAGTTTTACTGGGATTAAGGGCACCGATTCCAGATGTTGGTAATCAAAGTGGATTTTTTAATAGTGGTGGATCTTTCCCATTTGAAATAGGTGATGAAATATTTGTCGAAAATGTTAAAACTTTAGATGGAATTAATGGTTATGATTCAAGCACTTATGATTATGCTTATTTTACAGTCACTGCTGTTAATCAAACAGCTGGAGGAGAATCTATTAGTTATTCTATAGTTGGATTAGGTTCAACTGGTGGGAAATACCAATCAGAAAATAATTTTGGTAGAGTAATTAAAAAATCAGATTTAGCTGAGTTTTCACCACAATTTAGAAAATCTTCTTTTGCTGATAAGGAAGTAGTTCAAATTGTTAATAAAAATATTACAGGAACAGTTGCAGAAAATGGTTGGGATCCTATATCACAAACATTAAAAGTATTTGATGTTACTGGAGATTTCTCAAAAGAAGATTCTATAATAGGTAAAACAACTAATAATAAAGCAACTGTAACCAATCAATTTAAATTTGATTTCGATTTAAATGTTGATGCAACAGCAAATAATATTAATAGTTGGAAAGATGATATAGGAAAATTAAATTTAGATATTCAAAGATTGCATGATAATGATTACTATCAAAGATTTTCATATTCAATTAAAGGTGGAGTCCCATTTAATACTTGGAAAGAAGCAGTTAATAGTTTAGATCATGTAGCTGGATTTAAAAATTTCTGTAATTTAGGTATTACATCTGCCGCACAGCATACTTTAAATTCAGATGGTGAAATTGTATTTGAAGTTGACATTGATGCAGAAGCTTCTGTTCATGAAAAATTCTATTATGATATGGTAAGTGAGGATACTGATGATCCAGATTTATCAAAATTAGTTGTTTTCCAATCAAAAGTCATAACTGATTACAATGAATCAAGAACCAATAAAGTTTTATTGATAGATGATATAAGTTCTCAATTCACAGGAATAGTAACTAGCACTGGTGGTGGTGTTATTGGAACTTCAATTTTTAAAGTATTTACAGGAGGAGATCCATTATTCCACAAAGAATTCAATCCATCATCTGGAATTTCAACAGACACACATAAAATTACAATATCAAGACATAATTTTAATACTGGTGAAGAATTATTATATAAACCACAGACTGGTCAATCGTCTATTGGAATCGCTAATACATCAGATACTAACGCTGGTATTGCTGCAACAACATTATTACCATCAACTGTTTTTGCAATAAGAGACGATGCAGATAATATTAAGGTAGCAATTTCTGCTACTTTTGCATCTTCTGGAATTGCAGTTTCATTTACTGATATAACTGGCATTGGTACGCAACATATTTTAACTGTTCCATCTGAAAATGCTACTATTAGATCATTAATTAGTATTGATAATGTTATTCAAAGTCCTGTCGGCATAACAACAGTCATATCTGTTAGTTTATCAACTCAAGTTGGAATATCAACTGATATTGTATTTTTAAATGATACTTCAAAGATTGCTGGCAAATCCTTATTAAAAATTGAAGATGAAATATTAAAAGTAAATTTAGTAGGTGTTGGATCTACTAATGGTGGAGTAATACCAAATTCTTTAAATGTAATTAGAGGACAAATGGGAACTGTTGCTGCAGCACACACAGTTGGTGCAGCAGTCACCGTATTAAAAGGTGATTATAGGATAAATGAGGGAAAAATATATTTTTCTGAAGCACCTTACGGGCCTACAGGTAATACTGGTATCACTACATTTTCTACATTTTCTGGAAGATCTTTCTATAGATTAGATTACACTAATAACAAAATTATTGATGATATATCTGATAGATTTGATGGATCAACAGATAAATTTAACCTAACAACTAATGGTGTTCAGTTATCAGGTATTAACACTAGTTTTGGTGCTATTTTAATTAACAACATTTTTCAAAATCCCCATTATGGTGATGTTGGTAGTGTTTCTGAGTCAGATTATGAAATGACTGGAACTGGAGAAAAAATTGATTTTACTGGAACTTCTGGTAATAAAGATCTACCTAGAGGTGGAATAATTAATGAATTTGATGTTGGTGTTGGAACTGGATATCAAGTTCCTAGAAAAGCATTATTTAGTGCTGTAGTATCAAATTCTGGAACTATTTCAACTGTAGGTATACTCACTGGAGGTTCTGGATATATAACACCACCTATAATTTCAATTGCATCTAGTACTGGTTCTGGTGCTACAATTGAGGCTTCAATTACTGCTGGAATAGTTACATCTTTAAATTTATCAAATGCTGGATCTGGGTATAGTAATACAGGGATAAGCACTGGATTGAATTTTGTAACTGCTCCATTACCAAGTCCTTATAAAAATATACCACTATCAGGTGGAAGTGGATCTGGTGCAAAAATCGATGTTGTAGTAGGAACTGGTGGCAGTGTAATCTCATTTGATATGTCAGATCGTGGTATAGGTTACGAAATTGGAGATGTATTAGAATTAACTACTATTCCTCATCAGGTAGGTATAGCAACAACATCATTTAAGATAACTGTTAAAAATAGATTCCAAGATAAGTTTGCTGGTTGGACTTTTGGTCAGTTAATACAACTAGATGATTTTAGCGAACAGTTTAATGGGTTTAGAAAGTCATTCTTGATAACTCGCACTATTGTTAATAAAGAGTACTATAGTATAGTCGCTCAAGAAGGTTCTGGAGTCATTCTGCAGAATAATCTACTCATATTCATAAATGATATTTTACAAAAACCAGGTAGAGATTATAATTTTAATAGTGGAACGAGAATAACATTTAATGAGGCACCTAGATCAGGTAGTAAATTTAACATGTATTTTTATACTGGATCTAATGAGGATTATGTTGAGGTTGACGTTGATGAAACAATAAAACCAGGTGATGAATTAAAATTACAGTATTATGCTACACCAAATACTAAAGTATTAGAGCAAGACAATAGAATAGTTTATGAACTTATTGCAGCAGATACTGTAGAAACAACAACTTATGGTGGAGTTGGTATTTCAACTGATTCTAGTTTCATTAGACCAACAATGTGGAGAAAACAAACAAATGATTTAATTATTGATGGTGTCAAAATATCAAAAGAGAGAAATTATCTAGAACCACAAATACCACCAACAACTGGTATTATTAAATCTATAACTCCTAGTGATACTAAAATATATGTAAAAAATTCTTGGTTCTTTGAATCAGTGGATGATTTATCTCAAACTAAAAATGATATAACCATTGTTGGTTTAGGAACTACTTCAGTTGTAGAAAAAATTGAAAAAGTATCATATGCAGGAGATTATGGAATTGTGGTTGGCATCGGAACTAGTGCAATTGGTATTAATACCACTGGGCCTGCAATATTCTTTGAAATTAAACCACAACCTGATGAAAATTATGGAATATATCACCCTAACGGTGCACCAGCTGGTGGGGAAAATAATAAAATATCTAAATCTGGTATAACAACTGGTGATTATTTTGTAATAGAAAATACATTTATGGGAGATGGTGTTACTGGAATAAAAACCACTACATCAGGCCCTGAAACTGTTAGTATTGGAAATACTTTCTTAGATAATGTATATTATGCATCACATCATGTGTCAGTTGGTTCATCTATACTAAGAGTATTTGCAAATGTTAATTCAATTGCAGGTATAAAGACGGCAGGATTTGGAACAGCTGGGATAGATCGCTTTAAATTTGGTGATTATAGTTGGGGATCTATCAATGTTACTAGAACTAGTAATTCTAAAGCATTCACATTCCATAATCAAAATGGTTTACTAGGAATCGAAACTTCAACTCAAGTAATAAGATCTCTACCTTTAAAATCACTTTATACATAAGAGGTATAAATAATCAAAAAAATGTAAGTATCAATGCCCGCAATAATCACTGACCAATATCGTATATTAAACGCAGAAACTTTTGTAGATAGTTTTGTAGGTATTGGTACAACTGGAAATAATAATTATTACAGTTTCTTAGGACATCCAAATCCAAAAAATACTGATGTAAAAAATTATGGAAAATCTGATTGGGGAAATCCTGTTCCAAATCCAATAGATGCGTTCGATCAGGAAAATTATTATTATGATAGTATGCTTTTCTTAAAAAAAGTAACAGAAAATGACGTTAGAAGAGTGATTCCTAGATTAGATTGGCAGACTGGAACAATATATGAGATGTACAGAAATAACTATAACTCTGATAATCGTACACCTCAAACTAAATCAACTACATTATATGGATCACAATATTTTGTATTAAATTCTGAATTTAACGTATATTTGTGTATTAATAATGGTGCCAATCCAGATAATCCAGATGGACAGAAATCAACATCTGAACCAACTCATACAAATACAGAACCTGATATAGCTGGAAATGGGTCAGATGGTTATCTATGGAAATACTTATATACAATTTCTCCATCAGATATAGTTAAGTTTGTAACCACTGCGTATATCCCATTACCAAAAAAATGGGGAGATACAGCGACTGCAACCGTAAAAGATGCTGCAGTGGATGGAAAAATTGAAACTGTGATTATCAAAAACAGTGGATCTGGATATACTATTGATGAGGGTGACGGTGTTGAACTTTCAACAGGAACTATCAGTGGAATACCCATAACGGGAAATGGTACAGGTGGATCAGTATCAGTTTTTATTAGTGGTAAACAAGTAAAAGGTATAACAGGAGTTGTTGGTGGATCTGGATATACGTACGCTTCAGTTAGATTTGAAGCTGGTTCGTTTGGTGGAAAGACATTAGCAGTAGGAACTGGAGCAGAATTTGAAGTTATAATACCTCCTAAAGGAGGACATGGTGCAGACATATATCGTGAGTTGGGTGGTTTTAGAGTCATGCTATACTCCAAATATGAAAATAATGTTGATGATATCCCAGATTACGTTCTCGGTAATGATTTTTCTCGTATAGGTTTAATTAAAAATCCTTTAGAATTTAGTGGAACTAACCTTCTAAATAATACGACTGCGACTAATTTGAGTGCATTAAAATTAAAACCAGATTCATCATCTGGATTAACTACTTCAAATGTTACATATACTCCAAATAGTTTAATTACACAAAAAGTAGGAGTCAATTCTACTGCAGTGGGTTATGTTGCATCTTGGAATCCAGATACTGGAGTTTTAAAATATTATCAACCAGTTGGTTTTTCTACTTTGTCAACTTATTCTTATAAAAAACTTGATTTTGTTGGATTGAATACTGCTATTACAGGAGGATCACCTGAAGATTTAGTTGTTGATATTGATTTTAATGATAAAAGATCGGTTCCAGTTGGTGGAAAAGATGTTGATCTTGGTCAGACATTTAATCTTGGAAAATCAAATCCAGAAGTTAAAAAATATTCTGGTGAAATCATATATGTTGATAACCGAGCACCAGTAACAAGAACATCTTCACAAAAAGAAGAAGTAAAAATAGTCATAGAGTTCTAAAAAGATGCCACAAAATACCAATTTAAACGTTTCTCCTTATTTCGACGATTTTGTTGATAGTAAAAACTATCACAAGGTTTTATTTAAACCAGGATTTCCAGTTCAAGCTAGGGAATTGACAACATTACAGTCAATTTTACAGAATCAGGTTGAAAAATTTGGTCAGCACTTCTTTAAAGAAGGTTCAATGGTAATTCCTGGTGGAACTTCGTATGATTCAGAATACTACTCAGTAAAAATAGATCCTAATTTTTTAAATATTCCAGTAAATAATTATACAAAAATATTAGCTGACAATAAGGTAAAGATAAAAGGAGAAATATCAGGAGTAGAGGCAATAGTTATCAATCGTCTAACATCTTCGGAATCAATTGATGGTTTTGACACTTTATATGTTAAGTACACAAAGTCTGGGCCAGATGGAAGCACTAGTACTTTTGTAGATGGTGAAAATCTAATAACTCTTTCAACTTTTAACTATCTAAACACAAGTATTTCAGCAGACAGTCAATTTGCTAGATGTATAGTGTCAAATGCAACATCTATAGGATCTGCATTTTCTGTAAGTGAAGGAGTTTATTTTATTCGTGGATTTTTTGTAAAAAATGTAGCTTCTACAGTAATATTAGATCAATATTCTAACACTCCAAGTTATAGAGTTGGGTTTTTATTAAAAGAAGAAACAATTGGCCCTTCCTCTGTAAATTCTGATTTATATGATAATGCGAAAGGTTTCTCTAATGAATCAGCACCAGGTGCAGATAGATTTAAACTATCAACGATTTTGCATAGAAAACTTCTAACAGATGTTAATGATAACGATTTTGTAGAATTATTAAGAGTAGAAGGTGGTATTGTAAAAAATATAGTAACGAGAACAGAATATAACATTTTTGCACAGGAATTGGCACGAAGAACTTATGATGAATCTGGTGATTACTACGTCAAACCATTTTCAGTAAATGCAAGAGAATCTTTAAATGATAGAATTGGTAATAGAGGAATATATTTTGATACTCAGCAAACACAAAATGGCAATACACCTGCTGAAGATATTTTTTCTTTACAAATTTCTTCAGGAAAAGCATATATTAGAGGTTATGAAGTAGAAAAAATATCTACATCTTCCATTGATGTTCTAAAACCAAGAACTACTAAATTAGTTGAAAACCAAAGTGTTCCTATTCGAATTGGAAATTCGATGCAAGTAACAAATATAAAAGGAACACCAGATATTGGATTTAGTGCTGCTTCATCTGTTAATTTAAAAAATAGAAGAACTGGTGTAGATCAAAATAGCCAAGGTGATGTAATTGGTCAGGTTAGAATTTTTGATTATGATCAAAAAGTTGTTGGAGCATCTGGATCATTCTCTACATATGATTTAAAAATATATGATCTTCAACTTTATACAAGTTTAACAACTACAAATAACTTTAGTGCAGTAATACATTCACACGTAAAGGGAAAATTTAGTGGTGCTGTTGGGTATACAATTGCAGTAGTGAATAATAATACTTCAATGACTCTTCGTGATGTTACTGGAGCATTTCAAATAAATGAACCATTAATAATTAATGGTGTCAGTGAAGGAAATAATGTTAAAACAATTGTAGATAATAGTTTTGAAGATGTTAAATCAGTGACTAATGCATCAGGAACTTTCACTGCAAATACAGTATTAAATCGCAAAAAACAAGTATTTAATGAAGGAGCACAATTTGCCATTACTGGTAACAATGCAATGGCATCTGGAGCGATTGCTGATTTTAGAAGTCAATTAAAAGATGGAGATATTATTACATATACAACAGCAGCTGCTGGTGATCCAGTTTTCAATGAAGTTGGAACAGTTGGTAAAAGTAGTGTGGCTCTTTCTGCTGTTGAGTCTCTTACTGGAGTTTGTAATGGAGCAGTTGTTAACAACAATACTCAAACTGGTGTTTCTGTTTTGGTTCCTTCTTTAACTGAATCAGATGATCCTGGTTTCAGAGTTAAATTAGCAGACAAATATCTTTCATCAATGAATGTTTTGGATAGTTCTTATATTACTAGAAAGAAACTATCAAAATCATTCTCAGCAAATTCAGCTTCATTTAATATTAGTGATATTAGTGGAGATACTAGTGATTTATTTTTTGAACCATTTACTACATCAAACTACGTTTTAGAACTTGATGGTGAAGTGGAATCATTAAATTCAGCACAGGTAAATGTAAGTACAGATCTGAAAACCGTAACATTTTCTGGTTTATCTGATGTTAGTGGAACTGCCAAATTAGTTGCTGCGATAAGAAGAAGTAAATTAAGATCAAAAAATAAATCTTTAGCAAGATGTAGTAGTTTAATTATCAACAGATCAAATTTAGATGGATCAGGAATTACAACTACATCTTTTAATGATGGTTTAACACAAAGTAATGTATACGGAACAAGAATTCAAGATGAAGAAATATCTCTAAACGTACCAGATGTTGTTCGTGTTTTGGGTGTTTTTGAATCTAATGATTCGAATGATCCAGAATTACCATTAATCGGTGTTACAAATCAAACAGATACATTTGACGGAAATGTAACTGTTGGGGAACAATTTATTGGTGGTAGATCAGGTGCAGTTGCTCGTGTAGTGGTAGCACAAGCGACTCAGTTGTCTTTTGTTTACGAAAACGAAAATACATTCGAAGTTGGTGAAAACATCTCTTTGAAGACCTCTGGGATCTTTGCTACAATAACTGGTGTTGTACCTGGTGATAGAAATATTCTTAAAAACTTCAAGTTGGATAATGGTCAGAGAGTAGAATTTGCTGACTTTTCTAGACTTATTAGAAAACCTAACGTAGAAAAACCATCTCGTAAGTTAAGAATTATATATGATAATCTTTTAAATAATGAAGTTTCTGGAAACATAGAAACAGTTAATAGTTATAGTACTCTTGATTATTCAAAAGATATTCCTTATGTTTTTGATAATTGGGCCTCAGATTTTATTGACTTTAGACCTAGAGTTGCATCATATAATACATCAAGTTCTATCTCACCATTCTCTTTCGAATCAAGGGATTTTTCGAGTACAAATTCAGAAACAGTAGTATCAGGAAAAACTGTTGTTGTTGATTATTCATATTTTCAAGGAAGAATCGATAGACTTTATTTAAATAAAGAAGGAACATTTGTTACAAAAGAGGGTACACCATCTAGAATACCAAAATTACCATTACCAAATGAGGAATCATTCCAAGTTGCTACAGTAAAACTCCCACCTTACATAAGAAATGCAACAGCTGAAGTATTAATTAAAACAGTCCCTCATAAAAGGTATACAATGAGGGATATTGGAAGTCTTGAGAATAGAATTAAAAATTTAGAAAATTACACAACATTATCACTATTAGAAACCGATACTAAAAATTTAACAATTAAAGATCCAAATACTGGTTTAGACAAGTTTAAATCTGGTTTCTTTGTAGATAATTTTAGAAATCATAACTCTCATAATTTAACTGGGGAATCAAAGTTTGATATTGATATTGAAAAAAGTGAGTTAAGACCAAGAACAAGTGAAAGAAATGTAGGTTTAGTATTTGAAACAGTTAGCACCACTGCAAATCCAGCAACTACAGACTACAATTTTGTTACTGATTTTTCTGATTCAAATATCACTAGAGGTGGTGCAGCTTTAACTTTAAATTATACAGAAACAGAATTCTTATCACAACCAAATGCAACTCGAACAGAAAATTTAAATCCATTTCTTGTTGATATATTTGTTGGTACAATTGATTTAGTTCCTAGTTCTGATTTTTGGATAGAAGAAATACCTTTAGAACCATTAAATGCTGAGATTGATAATGCATATGATGCAATTTCAACAATATTGGGAGTTGAAGATCGTGAAAATGGTGGAATGGCATCTAGTTTCTTTAATTCACACGAAACTACTTGGAACGGTAGAGATAGTGCGACTTTAGTTGATGAAGATGTTATTGATAGGAGGGTTCTTTCATCTAATAGTCACGTAAGTGAACAGGATCGAGGTAATTTTATTAATATTACAACCACAACTACTGCTGATGTTGAAAATACAATTAGACAAACATTTGAAGAAACAGGAATAGAGAGAGAATTTGGACTTGAGTTATCATCGACCACACAAGTCGTTGATCTAGGAACTAAGGTTGTTGGTATTGATGTATTGTATAATGTAAGATCAAGAAATGTTCAGGTACATGCAAAAAGGTTAAAACCAAATACAAGATTTTATGTCTTTATGGAAAATACTGATCTTACATTATTTGCAGTTCCTAAGTATCTTCCAATCACAATGAATAAAGGAACTTTTGCTCCTAATGAACTAATTGGAAGTGTAGGTGAAGAAAATCCTGGAAGTGCTAATATACAATTTAGAACAGCAAATATAAACCATAAATTAGGCCCATTTAATAATCCTGATAAAACTCTTGGTAGATGTATCTTACCAAATGTTGGTGAAATAACTATCCCCACAGCATATTCAAGCACAAGTGAAATTGTAAACATTGATACTGCAGATTTAGCTCAACCCAGAGATCCTTTAACTGGTGGATATGTTAAAAAAGGATTGAAAATTGCCTCTGTTTTGGGTGATGGTGAGGCAACAGTCGGTGATGTAGCTTTAATAAGTGATGAGAGAGGTGATCTAATATTCTCTCTACATATTCCCGATCCAAAAGTTATAGGTAATCCTTTATTCACTACTGGTAATAATACTATAAGAGTAACTACAAGTGCTACTAATGCAAGTATATTAGATCCTGGTTCTAGTTCAGCAGAAGCAGAATACTTAGCGAGTGGATATCAAACAAATACACAAGAGCAAACATTATCAATTAAAACACCAAAGGTTGAAAGAAAACAAGTTGGAGTAAAGGATGTAACTAGAACATTTACAAGAGATAGAACTGAACAGGTTACTGAGGTTACAGTAGATGTTCGAAGAGAGGAGGTTGATGATAGTGATCCATTGGCACAGTCATTCTTTGTTGATTCTGAAACTTATAAAGATGGTATTTTTATCACTAGTGGGGAACTATTCTTTAAAACAAAAGATGAAGAACTTCCAGTAACGGTTCAAATAAGGACTATGAGAGACGGAACACCAACCGAAACACTTGTCCCATTCGGTGAAACTGAAATAGATCCAGATGATGTAAATGTATCTGATGATGGAAGTGCTGCTACAGAATTTAAATTTAAATCACCAGTTTATCTACAAAGTGGGTATGAGTATTCCTTAATACTGATGGCAGGTAGAACTTTAAATTATCTAGCTTTTATAAACAGAATGGGTGAAATTGATTTAATCACTCAAGGATTTAATAGTTCTCAACCATCTCTTGGATCATTATTTAAATCACAAAACAATAGAACTTGGACTCCTAGTCAATATGAGGATCTTAAGTTTAAACTTAACAAAGCAGTGTTTGTAGCAAATCAACCATCAAGTGTTTTACTTTATAATAGTGAACTACCTCTAGGTCAGATTAGAAAAGAAAATCCAGTGGTAGGATTTACTAAAAGAGTTAATGTAAAACTATCGTCAACCAATTCCGCAACATTCGCACAGGGTGAAGAGGTAAGACAGACATCTGCTACTGCTGTAGATAACACTGCAAGAATATTTGCAACTGGTGGGCCTTTAGCAACTGGTGCTAATAAATTGACAATTGTAGCAGATGCCGAAACTGGTGTCAGTGGAATTGGATTAACTTCTGGAACATTTGCTGGAGTTGGTGTTTCAGCACTAACAGGTTCTGGAACTGGTGCAGTTGTTGAATTGACAGTTGATACCTCAGTATCAGCACCAAATCCAATTATAGCAGGTGCTGCAGTAACTGTAACCACTGCTGGTTCTGGTTATGCTGTTGGTGATACTTTATTACTTGGTAAAATTGGTCAGACAGGATCAGGAGTCAAAGCAGTTGTTAAAAGTGCTTCAAGCATAAACAATACAGATTTATTAATCTTAGATGAAGTTAAAAATAGTTTTGTCAGCACTAGAGATATAGTTCACTTTGCTGGTGGTGGAACTCAAACTACAATACCAAACGCAGAGATTGATACAGTTAATCCAGATCCAATAAGAGATGGATATACACTTCAATTCGATCATAAAAATCATGGAATGCATTCAAGCACTAATAAATTAAAAGTTTCCAATTTCCATCCAGATGGGAAACCAACTGTTTTGACAAGTAATATCGATGATGATACTACAATAATAACTCTTGAAAATGGAGCAGATTTTTCAACATTTGAAGGTGGTGCAGTTTCAGTTGGTGGAACAACTGGTTATCTTCTTATTGATAAAGAAATTATTTCATACAATGAAATAGATGGCACAACAATTACAATTGATGGTGCTGACAGAGGTATAGATTCTAGTCTAAAATCCAATCACTCAGCAAACACTTTAGTTTATAAGTATGAATTTAATGGAGTATCTTTGAGAAAAATTAATAAGGAACATGATATTGATCCTAGAGAAAGAACATTTGATAGTTACTTTGTTGGTATTAATACAACTGGAGATACAGAACCAACGTTTAATGCTACTAAATCTGGTGGTGGAGAAAATGTTCATGTTTCGCAAAATATACCATTCGAGATTATTGATCCACAAATTACATCATTAACACCGACAGGAACAAATATATCAGGTAGAATAAAAACTACTTCTGGAACTAGTTTAAGTGGTAATGAGGGTTCATTCGCAGATCTTGGTTATGAAAATGTATCATTGAATAGGGTGAATTTTCTTGATAGTCCAAGAATTATCGCATCTAAAACTAATGAAGACAATTTACTTGGAAATGAAAAATCGTTTGCCTTAGAATTAACACTTTCAACTGATAATCCTGATGTTTCTCCAGTAGTTGATTTAGAAAATCCAAATGTTATTTTAATAAGTAACTTAGTAGATGATAAAGTTGACGATTTCGAATCTGATAATAGACCAAAAATACCTGGTTCTGATCCAAATACAGCGATATATGAAACAAAAATGATTAATTTAGAATTTGTTTCTAATTCACTTCTCGTTCAATTTGACGGACATAGAGAGGCAGAAGGTGATATTAAAGTATTCTTTAAATTAATTAGAGGAGATGGCGATGATGATCATGCTACTTACATACCGTTCAATAGTAATGGATCATCAGATAAAGTTGTAAACCCAAATAGAACAAAAGATAGTTTTAGTGAATATAAATTTACTGCAGAAAATACAGCTCAGTTTAAATCATTCATGATTAAAGTCGTTATGACATCAACAAATCAAGCAAAACCACCTAGAATTAAAAACTTTAGGGCAATTGCACTTAGATCATTTAAAATTGAATAATGGAAAGATATCTGAAGGTAAAATCTGATGTTTCATTAGTAAGAGACATGAATACAAACGCAATTGTTAGTAAAAATCAAAGTGAATATGACAAATTCGTAAAAGTTTCTCAGAAAAAATATGAGGAAAAAAGAAAATTTGATAATTTGCGTGAGGATTTAGATTCTTTAAAAACCGATATGGAAGAGATAAAAACACTTCTTAAAAATATTATGAATAAATGATTTATAAATATTCCAAGATAGATTCTAATTAGTTAAATAATGGCAGCATATATTAGTAACATAGTAATTGATGCTGGTGCTGACTTTGACCAAGTTTTCAATTTAGAGAACACGGCCAACTCACCTTTAGATTTGACTGGTTTTACGGCCATTTCAAAACTAAAAAAACATCCTGCTTCATTAAAAGAAAAGGCATCATTTTCAGTGTCCTTTCCAAATAGGGTTCAAGGTGAATTGAAAATCGCATTAGGGTCATCAATCACATCTACCTTAAAAGCAGGTAGATATAGTTATGATGTATTGTTAAATGATGGTTCATTAAAAACAAGAATCGTTAGTGGAAGTGCAATTGTTACTGCTGGAGTTACTACAGGTTAATTAATATGGCTGATATTAAAGTCAGAGTCGGTTCAAGAAATGCCAATAAGGTTATATCCACAATATCTGGTGGTGGACAAACTTTAGGTGGATTATCAGATGTAGATATATCTGCTGGTTTACAAGATGGAATGGTTTTAGTTTTTAATGCAGCGACAAGTAAATTTGAAGCAACTTTAGAATTGACACCAGGAGCAACACAAAATTTAAACATTAATGGGGGAAGTTTTTAAATGGCCAGCATAATACGAACAAGAAGATCGACTGGCACTGCTGCACCTGCAACCATAAATTTTGGTGAACTTGCGGTTACAGTTTCAAATGGAACTCAAGGTGATTTAGGAGGAAGATTATTTGTTGGAGACAATACTAACCCAGATCCAGATCCCATTGTAATTGGTGGTAAATACTTCACCGATATGATGTCTAATGGGCCAGGTCAAGTTAGAGGTCAAGCAAATGCCAATTCTGGAACATTACAGAACGGATTTATACCAATTCTAAAATCAGATGGAGGGTCTCTTCATCCAGGTGGTGGTTCTTCAGGATTTGGGCCAGCATATGCAGCACAAACTTTACCGACAGTAGATAGTTGGACTGTAGATCAATTAACATTTGATGGAAGAACAATATATTCAAATGATACTGATGGAGATATTCGTTTTGTAACTAACGGTGATGGTCAGGTAATTATTAATGATGACACTAAATTAACCTTTGGTGCAAGTGAAGATGCAAGTATTGAGTATGATGAAGATGGAACAGATAAAGTTCAAGTAACAGGTAAAGGTTGGGTTTATAACGGTGTTCCTGTTGAGATAATTACTCCTCCAGGTGGTGGTGAATTAATTGTTGATAATATTGGTATTTCTTCTAATGTAATTAGATCTAAATCTGGTGGTGGAAATACAATATTCATTGATCCATTTCCAGACGGTTTAGATAGTGATGGAATGGTGATAATTAAAGGTAGTTTACAGGTTGATGGAACAACCACCACAGTTAACTCTACAAATACAACATTAAATGATCCAATAATGAATATTGGTGATGTTGTAAGTAAGAGAACTGTAATGGCAGTTGTTGGTTCTGGAACATCTTCAATCACTCTTGATTCTATTGTAGGTATTAACACTGGAGACCAAATAAGTGGTAGTTCTTCATTACCAGGTGCAGGTACAACAACCATACACTCTTTTTCAGGATCATCAATTTTCATTGACGGACAAACAACTGCAGGTATAACATCCACTACTCAACTGACAATTACTCACGGATTTGACACTAATACTGATCGTGGTATTACTTTTAATTACAATACAAGCACTGGAGTAGCAAATAATAAACTTGGATTTTTTGGATTTGATGATAGCAGACTTGCAGTTGATGGTAGTAGAATGTGGACTTATGTTCCTGAAGCTACTAATACTGGTAACGTTATAAGCGGTACAAAAGGTTTCCTAGATATACGTGGAATATATTTCCAACCTGGTGAATTTGCTGCTGTTGGTAATGGTATTGTTTATGCTGATAGCACTGGTAGATCAATAGTTTCTGCTGGTACAACTGCTGGTATAACTACTTCAAACTTTGTGCTAACAACTGATGCCAGTGGCACACCTAAATGGACAACAACTATAGACGGAGGACAATTCTAATACTATGAACAGTGAAGTTGATGTGAACATTTTGATTAGTCATTATCATAAAAAATTATCAACATTGGTTAATCAAAATTTATTATTGGAGGCAAAAATGGAATCTATGACAAAAGATTACATGGATTTGAAAGAACAATTTGAAGAATTGCAAAAATCCAAAAGAGGAATTAAGAAATGAGTAAACCATCCACTAGACAGGAACTAATCGATTATTGTCTGCGAAGACTTGGATTTCCTGTGTTGGAAATTAATGTGGATGAAGATCAAATTGAGGATTTAATTGATGATGCAATTCAATATTTTCAAAACCGTCATTTTGATGGTTCTGAAAGAATGTTACTAAAGCATAAAATTACAAAAGAAAACAGAGAGACATTAAGAACTGGAATTACCACCACAACAGCTGGATCAACTGTTGGTATAACAACGACAACTTTCGAAGAAAATCAAAACTTCATACAATTACCTGATCATGTATTAGGTGTAGAAAGGGTCTTAAAAATGGATAATAACACTATATCCAGTGGATTATTTAATATCAAATATCAAATATTTTTAAATGATCTTTATTATTATGGTGCACTTGATCTTTTGAATTATACGATGACTAAGACATACTTGGAGGATTTAAGTCGTATTATTACACCAGATACTCAAATAAGATTCAATAGAAAACGAGGAAGATTATATCTTGATATAGATTTTGAACAGATGAATGATGATACATTTATAGTAATCGATGGTTATCGTCTTTTAGATCCTAATGATTCAACTAAAGTTTACAACGATTTTTGGTTAAAAAAATATGCAACTTCATTAATTAAAAAACAATGGGGAATGAACTTAATTAAGTTTCAAGGTGTAATGTTACCTGGTGGAGTTCAGTTAAATGGAAGACAAATATATGAAGATGCAATTAGAGAACTAGAAGAATTAGAAAATACACTTAAGACAGAATACGAATTACCACCTCTTGACTTTATAGGATGATATTATGCCACTTTCTCCATATTTTTTACAAGGATCACAAGGTGAACAGAGATTAGTACAAGATCTAATTAATGAGCAGTTAAAAATTTATGGGCAAGATGTAGTTTATCTTCCTCGTAAAATCATAAACAAAAAAACAATTATGAAAGAGGTTGTGGCCTCTACATTTGATGATGCTTATCGTATGGAAGCATATCTTTTAAACTATCAAGGATTTGAGGGTAGTGGGGATATTTTGCAAAAATTTGGAGTACAAACTACAGATGCAGTAACATTTGTTATATCAAAAGAAAGATATGAAGATTTTATCAGTCCTTTTTTAACTGGAGATAGTGAAATAGAATTAGCAATAAGACCTGAAGAAGGAGATTTAATTTATTTTCCTCTTGATAATACAATGTTTGAAATCAAATATGTAGAGGGAAAAAAACCTTTTTACCAATTAAATGATCTCTATGTTTATACTTTAAGTTGTGAGGTGATGGATTATGCACTTGATGAAGATATTGATACAGGAATCCAAGAAGTGGATGAAGCGGCAGTTGAGTTTGGATTCACCACCAGATTGACTATGGTAAGTATTGCTGCATCAACAGCAACAGCATCTGTTCAGTTATCAAAAAATGCTGGAAATACCATTGTTGGTAAAGGAGTTGCATTTATAGATTTAATTAATGATGGAACTGGATATACGTTACCACCTTTAATTGGAATATCATCTGCACCAAGTGATGGCATCAATGCAACTGCTGTTGCAATTATGACAAGTAGGTCAGGACAAGTTGGTCAGTCAATAGATCGTATTGAATTAACAAATCCTGGTTTTGCATATACGACTCCACCAACAGTTACAATTAGAAGTCAAAATGCATTTGGAACTGGTGGTATTGCAACTGCAATAATAGCAGAAGGAACATTATCAACACCAACTATAAACAATGCTGGTGCAAGTTATGGTGTTGTTCCAAATGTAACCGTAAATGCTGTTGGTTTAGATACTAATATTGGAATTGGGTCAACTGCAAAAGCAATAGCAATAGTTAATACTCTTGGTAAAATCGCTTCAATCAGATACTCTTTTGCTGGTATCGGGTATACTTTAACTCCTACTATTACAATTGATCCACCAGCAAGAGCTGGATTAGCAACTGGTAATTATCAATTTAAAGAACTTGTTAGGGGAGTTTCAACAGGAACAACAGCAATCGTTGCTGATTGGGATGCGGATGATAGAATACTTAAAGTTACTAATGTTGGTGGTGTTGGATTTGCACCTGGTGAATCAGTGGTGGGTATTGGAACTACACTCTTAGGATCTGATTCTGAATACATTGTAAGAAGTGTTTCTGATCAGGATGAGTTTGATAATTATAACGAAAATATACTTGTAGAGTCTGAAGCAGACTCAATTATTGATTTTTCTGAAGACAATCCGTTTGGTGATTTCTAAATAGTTTGGATGAGTCCTGTTTAAGTTATGTTAGGAACCTATTATTATCATGAAATTATCAGAAGGACTATTATATCCTTTGGTACTCTTTTTAATGAAATAGATATAAAACACCAAACGTCTGCAGGTGGAGCATTTTCAACTGTAAGAGTTCCAATTGCTTATGGCCCAACAGAAAAGTTTTTAGCAAGATTAGAGCAGAAACCAGATTTAAGAAAGAGAGTTGCAATAACTCTACCTCGTCTAGCATTTGAAATGGACGGTATATCATATGATCCTGCAAGAAAAGTTTCAACAATGCAAACTTTTAAAGCATTTACTAAAGATGGATCCAAAAGTGCACGAAAAGTTTTTATGCCAGTTCCATATAATTTAAGTTTTAAGTTATATGCAATGACACAATACAATGAAGATTCACTACAAATAATAGAACAGATACTGCCATACTTTCAACCATCATTTAATTTGACTGTAGATTTAGTTAAAGCGATTGGTGAAACAAGAGATATACCAATGATTTTAGATAGTGTAACTTTTGATGATAATTATGAGAGTGGATTCGATCAGAAAAGAGTTATAACTCACACATTAGGATTTACAGCAAAAACATATCTGTTTGGCCCTGTATCCGATTCTGGAACTGGACTAATTAAGAAAGTTCAAGTTGATTATCATGCAAGCACAAATACTAAAACCGCACAGAGATTTAAGAGATATGTTGCTACACCTCGAGCTCTTAAAGATTATAATGATGATGGAGTTACAAGACTTGCAGAGGATATAACAAAAACTCAAAGAAAATTCTTGGTTCAAAATACTGCAAGTTTAGTTGTGGATACTTATATTGCTATCGGTAATGAACTGATGTTTATTAAAGAAATAGATGGAAATAACATCACTGTTAATCGTGGTGAAGATGGAACAACTATAGATACTCATATAAACGGTGACGTAATTGACGCAGTAAATGCTGCTGATGATGCACTTGTTGAAGTTGGTGATGACTTTGGATTTAGTGAACAGAGATTTGATTTACCAGACTTTAGATCTTACAGTCCAACGAAAGGAGTTGATGTATGAGTAAATTTGAAGAGATAGATGAATTTTTGGATATAGAACCGATTGATGTTCCAAAAAAGAATCAAATTAAAAAGATAGAGAAAAAAGATGATCCCACTCTTGACTATGAGTATTCAAGAGGAAATTTATATTCTTTAATTGAAAAAGGACAAGAGGCAATAAATGGCATACTTGAGTTAGCACAAGATGGTCAGCAACCAAGAGCATATGAAGTTGCAGGACAATTAATTAAAAGTGTAGGAGATACAACTGATAAGTTAATTGATCTTCAAACCAAAATGAAAGAATTGAAAAAGGAAGATGATGGTTCACCAAAAACAGTTAATAATGCGTTATTTGTTGGATCAACTTCAGAACTTTCAAAATTATTAAAGAAAGGAGTTCTAAATAATAAGGTGGAAAAGGAAGAAGAATGAAAACATTCAAAGAATTTATACAAGAAAGCAGTCTTTCAAGAATCAAAAGTAAAGCAGATAAGGGTGGTATGGCTATCCTTTCTGGAAGTCGTGGTGATAAATCTGCAAAAGAAAATCGTGCAAGAGCAAAACAATTAGATAAAGATATTCGTGGAAAGTTTGGAAAAGGTGCAACAAAAGTAACTGGAAAATATCTTGAAAAAGATGAAAAAACTGGAGAAGAAAAGAAAGTAAAAGAGAGAAGTCACGTTGTAACTTCTGGAAAGATGGGTAAAAGAAAATTCAAGAAAGCAGTTAAGGCATTAGGTAAAAAATACGATCAAGATTCAGTCATTACACAAACAAAAGGTGGTGGAGGAGCTACACTTAAAAGAACTCGTAAAGGTGGATTACCAAAAAGAAATATAAAACTTGGAAAGATGAAACCTCAAGGTAAAAATCCAGAAGCAGAAACTCAAGTTAAAGGTAAAACATTTACTTATGAGTCATATCTTCGTATTCAAGAGAGAGGTAAAACTTATACAATAGCACTTAACTGGAGAGGAAAATTAATTACAACTCAAATGTTTATACCATCATTTAAGAGACCTTCAAAAGCAGAGATGACAGCAGAAGTGCAAAAAGTATATCCAACATCTGTTGTAATGTATTTCAGTCCATCAGTGGTAGATCCAACAAAACCGATGTTATACGCTGGAAAAGAAACGTAAATTGTCATGAGTGAAATTTATCTTGGTAATCCTAATCTAAAAAAAGCAAATACACCGATTGAATTCACTGCAAAGCAGATTGAAGAATTTATGAAGTGTAAAAATGATCCTGTTTATTTCTCACAAAAATATGTGAAGATTGTGAGTCTTGATGAAGGATTAGTTCCGTTCAAACCATATAAATTTCAAGAAAAATTAATTAAGAGATTTCATAAAAACCGTTTTAATATTTGTAAGATGCCTCGACAAACAGGTAAATCTACAACTGTGGTATCTTATCTACTTCACTATGCAGTTTTTAATGATAGTGTAAATATTGGTATACTAGCAAACAAAGCTGCAACTGCAAGAGAATTATTAGGAAGATTACAAACTGCCTACGAAAATCTTCCAAAATGGATGCAACAAGGTGTGTTGGTATGGAACCGTGGATCATTGGAGTTGGAAAATGGATCTAAAATACTTGCAGCATCTACCTCCGCATCTGCAGTTAGAGGTATGTCTTTCAACATTCTTTTTCTGGACGAGTTTGCCTTTGTTCCTAATCACATCGCTGACTCGTTCTTTGCCTCTGTATATCCTACTATTACTTCTGGTAAAAAAACCAAAGTCATCATAGTTTCTACCCCACACGGTATGAATCATTTTTACCGATTATGGCACGATGCAGAAAGAGGAAAGAATGAATATACACCGACTGATGTTCACTGGTCTGAAGTACCAGGTCGAAATGCAAAGTGGAAAAAACAAACGATTGCTAATACATCAGAACAACAATTTAAGATTGAGTTTGAATGTGAGTTCTTGGGATCTATTGATACTCTGATTGCTCCAAGTAAACTTAAGGCATTAGTATATGAGAACCCAATCAAACAGAATGCAGGTCTAGACATTTATATCCCTTCAGAAAAAAATCACGATTACCTAATGACAGTTGATGTTGCAAGAGGTGTTGGAGAAGATTACTCTGCATTTGTATTAACTGATATCACTGAGTTTCCACATAAGGTTGTAGCAAAATATCGAAATAATGAAATCAAACCAATGTTATTTCCAAATATCATATATGAAGTGGCAATGAATTATAATCAAGCCTTTATTCTTTGTGAAGTAAATGATATCGGTGATCAGATCGCTTCAATACTTAATTTTGATATGGAATACGAGAACCTTTTAATGTGCTCAATGAGAGGTCGTGCAGGTCAAATTGTAGGTCAGGGATTTAGTGGAAAGAAAACTCAACTTGGTGTAAAGATGTCCAAAA